AACCCAACAGAGAAAGCGTGCTGGATTTTTTGCGCATCGTGCAATAGATGCCAAGATAAAGGTAGATATACGAAATGCAAAGGGTGCTCAGGTAGGTTTGATCCTGAGGGGACAATAGATCCAGACGTTGATGACTATTGCGACTGCAAAAATGGAAACCTTAGATGGAAAACTAAAAAAGGTAAATTATTAATTACCAAATTTAAAACAAACCCCTTTAAGGGAACGGTAAAGTATGAAAAAAAGTCTCAAGATGAAAGAGATTGGGACTCTTATGTTAAAGATATGAGAGAAAAATTAAATGATCCAAACTGGGATCCCATAACAATTATAGATGAGGACTAAAAATGGTTAAGAAAGAAGTTGGAAAAGTAATCAAGAATAATATAGCGCTTGTTGAGTACGAACAAGAGGAACAGTTAATAGGCGCCAAGTTTTTTGTTCAAGTAGGAATAGCTGGTTTTTACTGCACTAAGAAAGAATTACAGGATCTTTATGCAGTTTTAAATTACTATTGCAATATAGAAGATTTTTCCGAGTGCATAATTAAAGTTGAGGATGAGCATGTGGCCATACGTTGAAGATGATTATATGGAAATAGGAAATACCGGATGGGTTGCTATTGGTGAGGGATTGTTTAAAAATATTAAGACGGGTCATATTATAGATGAAACAGGAATAGAATATGACGCAAATGGAAATGTAATAGAGACAAAAAAAGAATGACTTTAAAAATAAAATCAATAGAAGAACTAGATCATTTTCAAAAGTTTACACTCAGTGAATTTAGCTACTCCAGAATAGACACATACGAAATGTGTCCTTCAAAATATTTTTTTTCATACATAAAAAAAGAACCAAGGCGATTTAATGCACCAGCAGTCTTGGGCAACATAGTGCACTCAGTTCTGGAAGATTGCATATCAAAAGATAGCGATCTAGACATAGGCCAGATGAAAAAGTTATATAAAGACAATCTTTTATCTTACGATCCAGCTGGAAAGATTCCCAAAGAATTAGTTGATGTTGGTGACGAAATTGTAGAAGAGTTTTTTGACCTTAACAAAAATAAGAAATTTAATGTGTATGGAAAAGAAGTTGGTTTTAATTTTGTTATAGGAAACTATTCTATTATTGGATACATAGATAGAGTAGACGTTATAAATAATGATGTTTATATTGTAGATTACAAAACTGGCAAAAGAGAAGTTGCCCTTAAAGACATTCCAAGCAATCTTCAGCTACGGAATATACGCATTGGCAGCCAAAAATCTTTTCCCAGATAAAACAATAAACGCTTCACTTCATTATTTAAGAACAAATAGAGTTAAATCTCACACCTACACGGAGGAAGATCTTGAGATAGTTAAGGTAAGTTTGTTATCAAAGATTGATAAAATAATTAACGATCAAAACTTTTCTGCGACTTTTAACGAGAGAATGAAAGCGGGGCTTGCCGGAGTCGGAGCCCTAAGACTTAAAAAAATGAAAAGAGACATCTAAAAACCCCCCCCACATAAGTGGAGGGGGTTTTAAAGCATCATAAGTGTTTAAACTCAGAACTGCTCTACAGGATCCTGTTCGGCAGAAACAACCAGGTCAAAGTCTGATTCAACGACGATTTTAACTGCGTCGTTGTGGTTGAAACCGAGCTGTGTAAGATCCTCGATAACATCCTCGTTGATTGACTGGCGCATGCTGTTTATAATTGTGTCTAGTGTATTCATGATAGGTACTCTATCACCTTTCTGCCTTGGTGGCAACTTTTTGTGGTTATGTTTTGTTTTTAGTTTGATTATAAAGTATAATATAGGTGTCTTTGACGAAGATGAGGATAGCACAATGAAAACAGAAGTGACAACTCCAGAGCAATATTTTTTTTCGAGAAGCAAAAAAAGAATGCACCCAAATTTTAAAAAGCTTATGTCCCAATCAATTGATATGGTCATCCTTAAAGAGGAGAGCAAGAGCTCTAGAGGCAACGCATACAAGCATACTAAATCAGGATACAGGGAAGATTTAGGAATAGTTATGAGATCTAATTGGGAGGCAAATGTTGCGAGGATATACAATGCGTATGAAGTTAAATTTGAATTTGAGCCTAAAGTTTTTTCTTTTCCAATAAAAAGAGGAACAAAAGGTTATACGCCAGACTTTTATCTGCCAAAACAAGATGAGTGGTTGGAGATAAAAGGCTATTTGGACGACAAAAGTAAAATTAAACTTAAGAGATTTAAAAGATATTACCCACAAGAATTTGAAAAACTAACCTTTATATGCAGTAGGTATTCCAACAATGCAAAAAGCTTTGCTGCGGAACTGCGGAATACTGCAGGTTGTTTACTACGAAGACATCAGAAATTTTTATTCAAACAAAATACCTTATTGGGAAGGAAAATAGCATGACTAGCTACAAGGAGCAATATTATTCTTTAGAAGAAAACGAAATGCAGGAGTTAATACGTAAGGCAAAAGCAGGAGATGAAGACGCAAAAGCAGAATTACTTAAAGTTTTTAATAATTTTTTGACTAAATATGTCAGCATGCTGTATTACCGGAAAATATAGCTACTCGGATTATGATATTAGGAGATTTGTATCACTTTTTGTTAAAGACAAAATTGTTAGATTTAATTTAATGAAAAATAAATTGAATCAGGCAGGATTTAAGCATGTGAATGAGTGCATGAGGCGGAATAAGCTACATGACAAAAAGATACTGCACGGAGGAGGAAGTTAGGCAGACGGTTCAATACACATTTCTTCAGTGCGTTCAAAGATATGAAAAAAGAGATTCAGAAAAAGGGCCAATCCCCTTTAGTGCATTCTTATACAGTTACTTTTTTTATCTTCTTAAAAAAAATGTAGACACATTTTTAATTGATCAATTAGGAAGAAAATCTTTTCCGCTATATACGGGTGACGAAAATAGCGAAAACGCAGAAGAGCAAGTTGAAGGATTTAACATTGACACAATCAATTATGCTGTTGTAGATAAACATTTTGACAATGCAATAGACGAATTTTGGGTCCTTGGAGATGAGGTTCAACCACCTTTTGATAAGCTTTCTGTTCAAGAAAGGCAACTTCTTAAGTGGAAATATATAGACAACAAGAAATCTTCCGAAATAGCTGCTAGAATTACTGAGCATCCAAATACTGTTCGTGAACATTTGTCTAAAATAAAGGTAAAACTTAGGGCAATATTAGAAGAGCAAGATATGGAAGATTATAAACTATTAGCTTTTTTTAACACAAACAAAGAGGACATTGATGATTAGTGATTTATCAACACTTGATGGGCTTTTTAATTTTTTGAATCCTCAATTACAAGAGATAGTTAAAATATTTTCTAGGTCTGAAGATTTAGATAGATATTTTATAGAAATTCCAGACGCCAACTATGTTGATTTGACGGTAGAAGACTTGGCTTCATTGGTAGCTAGGTCTTCTAATGTATATGGAAGAGTGGCTAGGTTTGCCGGGATAGCTAGGGCTCAAAGAAAGCTTTTAGAGGGTAGATATAAAAAAGTTTACAAGGCAAACAGAATCGGCAGAAACGAATCTGAGAGAGAAGCCTCTGCCATTGCTGCTGCAGAAAAAGAATATGAGTCGCTAACAGCGGTAGAAGCATTGGTTGAATTAATAGAATCAATGGAAACATCGGCCAGAATATCATCAGAGTCTGCAAGAAAACTCATGGACAAGGTTCAGTCCATGCAAGTGGCTAGCGCTCGTGAAGATAAAGGGTTTTATGCAGAAAAAGATTACAGCATTTTTTAGGGAGCACACATGTATATAGGTCACTACAAATCAGTCACGTCTAACTTAGAGTTTTATTCTTCGCTTAAAGATGACTTGTCTTTTCCAGCGCAAGTTGTATATGAAGGGCAAAGATATCTTTTGCAGTATACATATATTGTTTCATCCAAATCTATTCACAAAAAAATAACAGATAGAGCCACTGAACTTGGAATACCAAAAGATATAGCGGTAGATTAAATGAATATAGAAGTTTTTTGTGATGGAGCATCTAGGGGTCAGGGGCAAAAAAAGATTGGAGAAGCTTCTTGCGCCGTTGTTGTTTACAAAAATAGAAGGAAAGTCGCACAGTTTGCTAGAGGCTTGGGCCAAAGAACCAATAACGAAGCAGAGTATGAAGCTGTTATAGCCGCTCTTTTAATCTGCTCCATGTCAGACTTTAAGGATCCAATAATCTATACAGATTCTGCAGTGGTTGCAAATCACATTTCTGGTAAATGGCGATGCAAAAACGCTACTTTAATACCACTTTTAATGACTATAGAAGACATAGAAGAAGAGTACCCATTTAGGGTGTTGCAGGTACCAAGATCGTTTGTTTGGGAGGCCGATATGCTGGCAAACGAATTTTTGGATCAGCTAAAAGAAAGAAAACAAAACATAATAGAAAAGTAGATGGTATAATATTATTATGATTAACAATTTCAAAGAAGACTATCCAATAATTCTAGGACTAGCAGGAAAAGCTGGTAGTGGAAAAACTACTGTAGCAGAAAATTTAGTTCCCAAAGGATCAATAGATGTATCAATAGGTGGGATAAAATGGGACCACATTTTTTATGCATTACCCATATACGAACTTGCATCAATCAAAAGAACCATTAGCGGAACAAACGCAAAGAATAGACAGCTGTATGCCATACATGAAGTTTTGTTTGAGGTTTATGGCGGATCCGCTCTAGGCAATATACCATCTTATGAGACTTTGGTTGAAAAAGTTAGTTTACTTTACCATTTACCAATAGAGCCGGAAGGTATAAAGCCAAGAAGTTTTATGCAGGAAGCAGGAGATATCTGTAGACATGGATTTGAAGATTGCTTTGCAACGTGGGCAATATCAAAATCACATAAAATGTTTTCTTCATACAGAAAGTCTCTATCTGAAGATGAGGCCCGTGATCCCTTTGCTGTTATAATTTCTGATGTGAGATTTATAAACGAGGCGCAGAAGATACTGGAACAGCCCAACGGAATTATAGTCTGCTTTGACGCAACAGAAGAGGTTTTATTAGATAGAATAATGAAAAGAGATGGCAGACCGATGACTGATCAGCAATCGTCTCATAAATCAGAACAACAAATTAGCACCATAGCAAGTATGTCCAATTATGTTGTAGATACATCTGATATGTCGATTGAAGAACAGGTGTCTAGTACGCTAAAATGTATCGGTATACTTAAGGAGCAAAATGCCTAAGATAACCAGAACAGCACAGGAACAATCAACAGACTCCCCAATAGAACAGGTGATAAATTTAATGGCACAAGAAATATCTATATCAACAAATCCAGTGTTTATATGTGGTGTAAACAGAAAGATTAACATAGGAAACTTTGAAAATATTGACGTATATGCTGGCGTTACTATACCATTGATTAACATAGATCCATCAGATAGAGAGGCTCTTTCTGAGGCCGTCAAGGCCGCTGCCGTAGATGGTTTTTCAATGGTCTCCAGAGAAACTGGCGAAAGATATACTTTAATTAAAGAATCTCAACAGGGTAAATAGTATTTAATTTGCATTTTCTAGAAAAAACCTGTATTATATTTAATGAATTAATTCAACTTTTAAAACAAGAGGTTAAAATGATTAAAAAGCTAGCAAAAAAAATTACTTCTCTTTTGGGTAAAGCTAAAAGAAAAAACGTTAAGTCTGGTCAAGACGTATTTATTAATTCGTTGATTGATAAGATTTCAAATGATGTTAATGAAGTAGCTAAAGCCGTAGATGAAGCAGTCACTAATGTTTCTGGAGCAGCTGCAAAAGAGGCCAAAAAGGTTGCCAAGGTCGTAGAGACTAAAGTGCCTACTAAGCCAAAAGCAGATAAACCAAAGACATCTGCAGCAGATTCAGGAGCTCCAAAGAAAAAGGGAAGACCTAAAAAAACAGCTGAATAATACATTGCAAAAATGAAGGTCCTTTTATTCTGCAAAAGTTTAAGAGGACCTCATTTGCGTTACTATGTACCCTATGTCATTTGGTAAATATCGAAAAGTATCAAAAAATAATTGGTCAAATCTTGAAAATAAAAAATCTAATCCCGAAGAAAATGAATCAGAAAATCAAGAAAAAAACCAACCAGAGCCCGAGGAATAAATATGCCCTTCAAAAAAATGATTAAAATTGGAGGCTTTAAATATAATACACAACCGAAAATGGGTTCCAGCAATGTTATGTATGGGGTTTTTTTAAATAACGCAAAAAAAACAAAGAAAAAAGGAAAAAGCAATGGCAAAAAAAGATCCTAGACTTGCAAGAGCCCGGAGTTTCTGGCTTTAATCAACCCAAAAGAACCCCAAGTCATCCTACAAAATCTCACATAGTCGTTGCCAAGTCTGGTGATCAGGTAAAAACAATTAGATTTGGTCAACAAGGCGTAAAAACAAATCAAACAGTTGGCCAAAGAAAAGCTTTTAAGTCTCGTCACGCAAAAAATATTTCTAAAGGAAAAATGTCTGCCGCGTACTGGGCGGATAGGGTAAAGTGGAGTCCCAGTAAAACACAATCATCTTCTAAAAAATGGGTAAAAGGATCATAATATGGAAGCTGTAATCGTTGCAACAATTGCTTCCGTAGGAGCGGTATTGGTTGCCCTAGTGCAAAAAGGTAGGGCAGAAAACAAGGTAGATCATAATACAGTCACCGACATGATTGTTGGCGTAAAAGATGATATAATAAGTTTACACTTTAAGATAGATCATGTTGATGATCAGGTGGACAAAGTCGACGATAAGATTGATATGCATATAAAATCTCATCGAAGAAAATAATACTAGTATTAAAACAAGGAGAAAAAAATGGCAAAGAAAATGTCAAAAGCTGGCAAGGGCGTATCAGCCCCAGAGCCAACAGTAAGCGCAGGTCAAGCAAAGATGGGTCAGAGACCTATTAAAGATAGCAAGGGCAAAAAAATTGAAACAAAAGGCGCTACTGCAGCAAAAAACTCAGTTTCGTCTGGTCAGATGAAAATGGCCAAGAGACCAATCAAAAATTCAAAAGGTAAGGTTATTGGCTGATAACTGAGTAAATTATACTCAAAAACAGAATCGGGGATGGTACTATATATGTGTATCGTCCCCGATTTTCAATTACAAAGGAAGATAAAAATGGCATATGACAAAAAAAATAACAAAGCAATGACCGGCAAAAAGGCAGCCCCTGCAAAAAATGGATCAGGCTTAACAGCAAAGCAAAAGAAACTACCTTCTTTTATTCAGAAAGCAATTCTTGCCAAGAAAAAAGGAAAGTAATATGGTCTCAAAAAAGAATCCAGACAAAAAATGGATTCAACGTGCGATAAAAAGACCTGGTGCCTTTACCGCTAAAGCAAAAAGGGCTGGCAAGTCAGTTGCTGGGATGGTATCTGCTGTGACTAAAAATCCAGAAAAGTATAGCAAACTTACTGTTCAGCAAGCAAACCTTGCAAAAACTCTTAGGAAGATTAACAAAAAAGGTAAATAAAATGGCTAGAAAAAAAAGTAAAACTTCAGTTTACAACAACGCAGGCAAAACCGTAGATGCCAGCATCGATGGAACAAGGTCAGTACCAAAAATGAAAAAGAGTATGTACGGAAAAGCAGACTCAAAAACTTTTTCTACAAAGACTAAGGGATTAAAAAATGGCAAAAGTAAATAAACCAACAAAACCGGGACTTTGGTCTTCGGCAAAATCGCAGGCTAAAGCTAAGTTTGATGTCTATCCTTCAGCTTATGCGAATGCCTGGGCAGCAAAAAAATATAAGTCAATGGGTGGTGGATGGAGAACTGTCTCAACCAAGAAAGCAAAGAAGAGCAAGTAAATGCCAGGTCCTAAAGGCGTTGGATTAACTAAGTGGTTTGACCAAAAATGGGTTAATATTGGCGCGCCCAAGAAAAAGGGAAAGTTTCGACCCTGCGGAACTTCAGGGGCTGGAGGATCTGGGTACGCTAAATGTGTTCCTGTGGCTAAGGCAAGATCAATGAGCGCAGGACAAAGAAAAAGCGCAGTTCAAAGAAAGAGGGCGTCCGGCACCCCAATAAAAGGGGTGAAAGGTCAGGCGCCAAAAAACGTTGCTACCTATGCAAAGGGTTTAAAAAAGAAAAAATAATTATGAGTAGCAATAACCTAGAAGCTTTTAGCGGGTTTATGCCTATGATTTCTCAAATAAGCTTGACTAGTGAAAACACAATGCTGGACACAGAAGGGCAAATAGTTAAGGCTCATGAATTTAAGATTACTACTAGAGATAACAAAGAACATATCTTTAGCATTGAAAATATAGATCTTATGAGACTTTATTTTTTAATAATGAAAATTAATAATTCTTAAGGAGAAATTATGTTACCAAGTAGAGAAGTTCGAGAAGCAGCTGAATCTATTGCAAGAAGCCAAAGGCGTGGAAGGGTAATACTTGGTGGTGGCTTAGCTGCCCTTGGGACAGGTACTATGATTCATGAGGCTAACAGAACCGGGATGACGGGTCCACCCACTCCAATGATGATAGCGGGTTCAATTGCAGCTGCGGGAGGATATAGCAAACTAGCTAGGCGGATTGTATAGGGGAAGGGAATTTCTCTGAGCGGATTTTTTTAATTTGAATACCCGGTATGCGCCTGCAACAACTCTAGATAATAACGCATGCTCCGCAGTTTGCAGGTAAAAGATAAAACCGATATAATATATCCTTGAATCTACAGTAGGGATATATATGACAGAACAGATGTGGACATGGCTATTGTTTGCCATGGAACTAATTGGTGTTGGCGGAAGCTATCTAGTTGGAAACAAGAAATGGTATGGCCATCTCATAGTCGCTCTTCATTCGTTTCCTTGGCTAATATACTCACTTATTTTTAATAAACCAGGATTTTTTGCCATGTGGATACTGTGGCAATGTGTTCACTGGAGAAACATGGTTAAGTGGAGGAGCAATGGGCAAAGAGATTAAAGTTTCGGTTATATTAACTAGTTATAATAATCCGAAATATTTAATGCGAGCTATAAAATCAGTTCTTGCTCAAACATATGAAAATATTGAGCTGATAATAGCTGACGACAATTCTTCCGATGAAGAAGTCTACAAAATAATTCGTCTATATTTAGACAATCCAAAAGTAAAATATTACAACTCTCAGGTAGCAAAAGAAAATAGACTTAAGACGGCACGTTACGCAACGCAAATTAACACCGCTGTAAAATACATATCTACAGGCACTCATCTCCTGTATTTAGCTGATGATGATTATTATTATCCACAAATGATAGAAAAAATGGTTGAGTTTGTTGAAAGAACAAATCATGATGTATGCTTTTGTGCACAGCATGTGCGAGATGTTGATGACAACATAGATGGTGGCGGTATTGATGGTCGTGGTGTCAGATGGTTTCAAGAAGTTCTAATACGTGGTGCAGACAAGTTAGATCATAATCAGGTGATGACATCTCGTCACGCATATGATCAAGTTGATGGATGGGAAGACGCCGCCTGGTGTTGGGCAGGAGCTGACGCAGCTTTTTTTGATAGGCTACAAAGAGCAGGGTATATGTTCTATCCAATTGATTTTACAGAACCACTCCAAGCAAAAATGTACAGAGAAAACTCAGTACAGTGGAACATGGCAAATAATCTAGATCCGATTGGAGGGCAATTAGCAAATGAGCAGTGTTAATTTTTGGGCTGTTGGCATGGCGAGAGATGAAGGTGACATTATTGATCACACCATGTATCACTTTGCAGCTAATGGAGCAGCTGGAATTATAGTTGCAGACAATCTATCTAAAGATGATACAAGAGAAAGAATGGAAGAAGCTAAAGAGAATATAGCTAAATTTAATCCAGAGATTAAAGTTATTATTTTAGAAGATAATATAGTTCAATACACTCAGTCTCAAAAAATGACCAACTTAGCTGCTATGGCTCGTGAAAATGGAGCCAAATGGATTGTTCCTTTTGATATTGATGAGATCTGGCATTCGTCAAAAGGAACTTTGCAGGAAGCGTTTGAGGAATTAGATAGTCAAGAATATGACGCATATAGGGTTTTGTATACCAATCATTCTATTACAGAGTTTGATGAGCCAGGATTATCTCCTTTTCATTCCATAAAATATAAATGGAACCTTCCAACTAACCACAAGTGTTGTTTTAGGTTTAGGCCATCAGACAAATCTGTATCAATTTCTAATGGAAACCATTTGGTTCAGTACAATGGGTGGAACTATATGTCAAATATTAATATAGCTATTGATGATTATGGTCATGATAAAATTATATTTGGCCCACAATTACTAGCAATTAGACATTTTCAATGGAGATCTCTGGATCATTTTATGAAAAAAATTCTCAATGCCTACGAAGCCTGTAAAGCTTTAGGTCCTGGGGCAGATCTATACAGCGGTGCAGCATGGGCTGAACACTTTAATATCTACGAAGCTGATGGATTAGATGGATTAGTACAGTATTTTGACAACAATATTTTAGTAACTCAAGACACTGGATCTTTAATCTATGATCCAGCCCCAATCATGGAGTTACCAGCATGAATAAAGTGTCATTAGTGGTTATTACAGATGGAAGACAGTCATGCATAGAGCAAACCATAGATAGGTTTGAGGATGTTATTAATTATTCTTTTTGTGAAAGAGTAATAATAAATGACTCTGGCGATATAAGATATCATAATTTTTTAACAAACGCTTTTCCAATGTTTAAAATTATTTCACACGAGCAAAGAAGAGGATTGGCTGGTGCAGTACAGTCAGTTTGGAGTTCTATTGGTGAAGAGTCTGAATATGTCTTTCATCTAGAAGACGATTTTATTGTCAAAAGAAAATTTGATATAGATCATATGATTTTCTTACTGAAAAACAATTTGCACTTAATACAAATGGCTTTAGTTAGGGACCCTGTTAATCCACCAGAAGAAGAAGTTGGTGGATTTGTATTTCAGCACAAAGAATCTTATGAGCAAAAAGGTGATTTTTTTGAACATGGTAGACTGTTTACTTTAAACCCATGTGTGTATCCAATCTCTACTACACGAATTGGTTGGCCAGACCATGGTGGGGAATCTGAGTTTACACAAAAAGTTCATTCAATAAACAAGCAACTAAGATTTGGTTATTACGGAAACATGTATGATGAACCACTTGTTACACACATAGGCGGCAGAAGAAGTGAGGGTTGGTTTTTATAAATGTTTATAATCCCATGTAAATTTGATAAAAACTACCCAATAGTTTTTCAATGTATTGAATCAATAATAAAATTTCATCCAAATGAAAAAATTGTTTTAGTAGATTCTTCTTCATCTGATAAAAGTTATTTTAAGGACATAGATTCATCTGTACAAATATTTGATGTAGATAATAAAAACTATGCTTTAGAAGCATATAATATAGGATACAATAACAATCCGCATGAAGATTTTTATTTTTGTA